TCCAGTCAGTGTTCCGACACTGGCTGACAGATCCTTCTGGGCTCCGGCCCAGAAGGACTCCTTGGCCACTGCAGCGTTGCTGAAGTGGCTGAATGCATGTCCCGTGATCAAATCACGGCCAATGCGTCTCGACAGAATGTTCGAGAAATGGAGTACCACTTTTGTAAGTGGATCTCCCATCAGGACGCCCCTATATAGGGTTATGCTCCTGGTATCGCCGCTTTCCTCGCGGCCGATGTTTCTTAACGGGCCAGTGCCCGTGAAGTAAACGGTCCTTGGCTGATAACATACAGCCAGGACTATTCCCTGAAGAAGTGGTGGAATTCCACACTTCCTCATCCACTTTGACGATATACATCGTGCAAAGCGGTGTACCATTCGGTCGGTTGCCTCCTGGTAATCGGTACTGCACAGATATACATCTGACCAGTACATGACTCTATCAATGTGATCATTGAATGAGTCTTCAACACGTCTTGCACGGTCTTCCGTGAACAAGAGGTCATACATCTCTTCCGACGTGAAGTCGCGGAAGAGATTCCATCCGTGGTGGGATTTCCCCATCCCGGAGTTTGAACTGACGAACCCCTTCTTTAAGGGGTACGAACAGATTTTGGAGACCGTGTCTAACACGATCTTCAATGCCGCGTGTCCTTTTGTAACGACACGCGCTTTCGAAGGCTCCTTGACAACGGTCAAGTGAACCTTTCTGAGGTCTTCAGGCTTTGTGTGAAGAACCTCGTCGAGGCAGGCGTAGAATACGGCTGTCCCGATCGATTCGAAGTTGTCCTTCTGGACAAATCGAATGATTGACCCGTCATCCAGAGAACGCTCTGGGATGGGCATTTCGTCATACTTCATCATTAGATCAAGTATGGCCTGGGCGGTTCCGCCCTCTCTCCTGTTGGCTTCCCAACAGGCAGAGCCTGTGACTGTGACACGAGCTTTCGTGTCCAGACCTGAAAAGATGTGATCTGGGACTTCTCCCATCACATCGTCCATCGCGTTTGCAAACAAGGCAAACTGCGTTGGCGTGACTTCCGGCGGTGGAGAATCCACTGACCGGAGAAACTTCCTCTTGGATCGTAAGACGACCAAAGGGGGTGGTGTCCCAGATCCGCGCGTCTGGGACAAGGTTCCTGCAAGGTATAACCTTGAGAAACCGTTATGTCTCACCGCCCTGTCCCAGACAGGTCGGAGGAAGGACTGTACCCATCTTGGGGCAGAGTCCATGCTGGAGATTCCCTCCAGAGGTTCATCCAAGTGTATAACTTGTTTGAACTGCTTACGAGCCCTTTTTAGGTCCTCGTAGTGCGTTGACTGCTCATCAAGTGAGTAGTCAGAGACCTCACCGTCGAAGAATTCGTCGGTGAGCAGGACCGAAATCGCTTGCACGATGAATCGGTCGTATTTCACCCATGTCCAGATTTCCTCTGGATATGAGAGGAACCGTTGGAGGAATATTCCATCCACGGTTTTAAGAACCTCCAGGAGCCTTTGGGCTCTGTAGGTTTTGTTACGGTTTACCGAGTAGTCGGCAAACCGTGCGAGCTCGTCCTTTGACCACAAAGGATCGTGCCTTCCTCTCAGGAAGAATGAGATTCTCCTGAAGAGCTGATTGGTGAAGTTCCTGAAGGAATTATCACCAGACGCACCGCGTCTCCCCATTTGGATCATATGACCCCAATGGGTGTGATTGAAGAGAAGATACATCTTCTCCTCATGAGAATGAATCTGGGTAAACCAGGTGACATTCTTTCGTTCAGACTGGCAAAGGCCAGGACTGATCTTGTCTTGCAGCCGGTGGCAACCACCGGGCCAGACGTTAATCTTCGGCTTTTCCGCGCAGTATTGCGAGGCGAAAGCGTATCCTGCGAGGACCCTAAAGGGGTCCTCGTAGATGTCCCGAGTGTCGGTTTCCGACATCTCAGGAACGTCGTCCTCAGAGTCATTCGACTCTGAAAGGACGGAGGGGTCATCGGACCAATGTTCGATGACCTCGGAAAGGTCCACACCCGAATTGTCGAGTGTGGCCTGAAAGAAGCCATCCTCCTCAAGGAAGGGTGAAACTTCCTTCGAAAGCCGGGAACCGGCCTTTCGAAGTGTGAGACAACTTGGTATCTGCTTCAGATACAAGTTGTGGGTCCCGCTGACATAGTCAGCTAGACTCGGAGGAACGATATTCGTCTCTTGACGCCTATCGTAATACAGCTTACAATCCTCAATGGAGGAGTAAGCCAAAGATGATGAGATCACATGATAGTGATCAAGAATC